GGTGTCGCCCTTCCAATTCGTATCCATGACGACACTAGCCACCGAAATGGACCGTTTCAGAAGCCCCGAAGGTGCGGCGTTCGTCGCTGCAATGTCGTTGTAATCCCGGCTGCACCGGGCACCATACCCACCGCAATAGGCATCGTAGCGAAAGCCCGGGTATGTGGTCAGGTCGCCGTCAGCGAAGAAATTCATGCCGGTCACTGAGTCGCTTTGCGATTCGGTCAGGCACTGCACCACGGTCGGCAGGCTGTTGATGGATGCGCCAGCGTAGGGCATGCTCCAGTCGATACGGCGCGTGCGATTGTTGGCCCACAGCATCCCATGGAGGCCCGGGGTGAATGTCGAACTCAGATACACCAGAGCGTCAAAGCTGGGGAGGTTGCACCCAACCATCACCAAGGGGCCACGGGTTGATGCACTTGGCACCGCAGCCGTGCCGGTCATGGTGGCCCCGCCCAAGAATGTGACGCTCGGGGCTGAACCCGTGGCGTCAGGCAGCGGCAGCAACAGGATAGGGTTCGACCCGGTAAATGTCGGGTTGACGATGTGTCGGAACTCGTAGTAGTAGATTGCCCGCGCCGATGGGCTGAATGAGCTATCGAAAGTGCAGCCGTCGATAACGACAGAACTTCCTGCCGTATTCGGGCCGACGATGTTATAGCTGCCTGCACTTGGGGCAATGCGAACATTGCGCCAGCGGATTCTGCTTGGATAGAGCGCCGTGGTGGTCCACGTCACACTGACCACGGCCGATGCTGCCGGGTCGCGCTCGATAGTGCAAAGCGCCGCGCCACCCCAGGTCGTCGTGAGGCCTGCGGTGATCGTGTGCGTGATCGCCATCCCTGCCGCATCCATGAGCCGAACAGTACCGCCGCCAAGGTCGGTGTGGCCCTTGTTGGCCCCGATCCAGGTGCGCAGCGCGGTAAGGGCGGCATTGATTGTAGGAAACGGGCTTGCCGCTGCGGTCGCTGCTACCGCACTCACTGCGCCACCGGTTGCACCCACTTGAACGTAAGCAAACCCGCCCGCATAGGCCCCGGTTCGGTCGCACACGAAGTTGAGCCGGGTTTTCGGCAGGTGCGTAGGCCACGCCACGCCGTCAGACGACAGATTGAGGATGGCCGACGAATCGCCAAGCCAGGGTTTCACGACAGCGTTGACGGTGCAGCTCGCGCCGTTCGTCAGGTTCGAGCAATCAACGCTCGCGGCCCAGACCTCGGGCGGGAAGCCTTGCGTGATTTGCGTGGACAGCGTTGGCACAGCAACGCGAGACAGTGAGCCGCTGTTTGTCCCATCCGTGGCGGTAAGTTCAACGCATGCGACTTGCTGCCCAGCCCTGCCATAGGGGTGATACGCGAGGGCCTCAACGGGCAGCGTTGACCCGGACATGTCCCATTGCGGGTTGACCCACGCAAAGCTGGGTTTGATGTAGGCGATCGTGCTGGCGTTTGTGATGCCCGATCCACCCGCCGAACTGGCCACCGAGCCAGGATAAAACCCGCTTTCGATGGATGCTGACACGATGGTTGTGCCCGCAAAAATCCAATCAGACAATGCGACATGGATGGTCAGGTCTTCCCCATCCGTGCTGATTTGCTTGCTGTTGCCGTTTGGGCTTCTGCGCCGCAGCGGGGCAGTGCCGCGAATCGTGCGGGTGACCACGGTCACGCTGCCGTCTGTCGCGTAGCCGGGGTCGGAGACTTGCAGAACCAGCTTTGTGGCGTCGCAAGTCCCGGCCGTGCTGGTGATGTCTTTGAGGACAACACGCGCAGCCCATCCGCTGCCGTCAACGCCGATTCCGGCGCTCGCGTCCAACGTTGTGGCGTCCATGATGGACATGGCGGTAATTGCACCGGTAGGCACAACAGGCGGCGCCTCGGATTGCTGTTGTGTCGCTGACGTGATGGCGGATCGTGTGACGCGCAAACGCATGTGGATTAGGCCAGGATGGTTACTTCAGCGGTGCCGTCAGTGGCGCCGGCGCGAATGAATGAAATGCCTTGCAGCGGCGCCAGCTTCACGTCCACACGCTCACCACTGGCCACGTAATGGCTGGTGTTGTTCGTCGCTGGAAATGTGGCCGATGCCGTGGCCGTTGCGCTGGCGCCGGCCGCACTGATGTGATACCGCAGCGCTGCACCAACAGCAGCAATCGAAACCGCACGAGTGCCGGCCGGGGCTTCAAAAGATGCCGTCGCCGTGCTGGTGGTCGCCACCGACAAAGCGGCCAGCGGGCGGCCCAGTGGCTGGGTGTCCGCCGTGGTCATTTCCTGCAACAGGGCCGGGTTTGTCTCGTTTCGGATCAGCGCAATGTCGCTCATGCTTTTGGCTCTTTCTTCGGTGTTGGCTTGGCCGGTTCTTGACCTGCCGGTTGTGGTGATTGTCGGCTGCCGGTGGTCATTGCCAGAATGTCCTCCCAGATTCCGGACGATTTGAAGCCTGCAATGTCTGAGGCAAGCTCAGCCATCCTGATTTGTGGATCATCGCCACGCCTGCGCATGGCTTCCGAGAAGCTGGTAAGCCCCGCCCCGATTTCGTCAATGGTGGCGCCAACCTCATCCTTCGGGTTGACGTAATCCCATTTCGGGGTTGACTGCTCAAGGGTGTAATCCCTGCCGGGGATGATTTCAACAACGTTGCGCCCAAGCTTTCCGGACATCGCGGCGGCCGATGCGAATGCATGGCAAACTGGGTCACACAACTGGGGGATAAGCACATGCCACTGAATATGCTCAATCTCTTTGCGCTGATTCAGCCCACCGATACGAGCGCTTGAAAAGTTCGTGTCAGTCAGAATGCCGGTGGCTTGCTCGAAAGTGAAACCAGCGCCAGCGCAGATAAGGTGCAGATTCAGCTTCAGGTATTCTGGAAAGCTCCCGTCAGACTGCGGCTGAAATGCGGTGATATTCATACCGGCACCGACGTATGTGATCCCGCCGCTCGACAGCTCGCCCAAACTTGCACCGGACTCAAGCGCCTCAGTTTTGGGTGCATTCTCAAGCGAGCCAAGGTCGCCGGTTGCCAACGCACCCAGACGCGCCTCCAGGTTCTTGCGCTGCGCGTGCGCATCTTGCAATAGCTGCATGTCGCGCACGTCATTGATAACAGACGAAAGGCGCGGGAAGCCACGCCCCGCACCTGGGCGGCTTGGCGCGAAGATGTGATAGATGTACTCAGCCGGCACTCGCTTGGAATCGGTGCGGCCAATGCGCGATTTCAGCGTGACAACCTCGCCCGGGTGTTGGTCGAAAAGCCAATAGGCGACACACTTGCCAAGCGCGTCATACTCTTTGCCGTCAATGATCTGGTTTCCGTTCCCAGCGTCAGTGCGCAAGGTGTCCAGCCAATCGATTTCGAGAACTTGGAATTGAACCGGGGAAGACAGGCCATCGGATGCCCGGCGCGGCCGAACCCTCACCAGCACTTCGCCGTCGACATCAAGCGTGCTAGCGACAAGGTGCTGCATACCGTAGACGGTCATGACGCCGTCAGCATCGAACCCTTTCGACACGGATGAGGCCTGAGCATTCCAAAGCGCTTGCAGTTTTTCCCCGTACTTGCCGCCGAACTTCGGGACGATTCCTTGCCCAACGGTCAAGCCAGCCCGAACGGTCATGCCCGCCGAGATGTAGGGTACGTTTTGGATCAGTGCCCGGCTCTTGGCGCGAAGCCGGCCAGAATCGGCTCGGTGGTCCGCGTTCGCGCTTGCTGTTGACCTGCGTGGCCGCCATTCGTCGCTTGGGCTTGCCGCGAGATACGCCCGGGTTTGCTCAAGCTGGATGCGAGACACAAGCCGGCGCCGCGCCATTGCTGGGCTGAACAGTTCAACCACGCGATCAATGATCGTGGGCTTGATGGGCGCGGTTTGCTTGCGCTGCATGAGTTTCATGGTCAACGCTCGCGCGATAGGCTGAATTTGTAATAGCGGGTCGCTTGTCGCTGCCCGGATGTGGTGGCGGCCTGGGCTGCAATGTCGGCTTCAACCGCAGCGATACGCTTTTGCAGGTCTTCCACGCTTCCAAACCGAATGCGAACGCCGTCTTCTTCGGTTTCTAGCACGTTGCTTGCAAGCGCCGATTTCAAGCGGTCAAGGTCTGAGGTTGTGAGGGCCATAAGAAACCATACCCCAATCATGCGCGACAGGTCACCGCTATATATGTCACGCCATGGCCATGAGGCGCTGAACTGTGCGGCGTGCAATGCCAAAGGCGCGGGCCGTTGGCGCAACCCCAATAGCTTTGACGCTTTCCCTGATTTTCAGCAGGTAAGCGGGCCGCTCCACCTCGATTTCGTGCCTTGTTTTGGCAAAAACGTGGCTCATTCTGCCGCCCCATTCAGCGCGAATGCTCTTTTCTAGTGCTTCAAGAATTTGCGAATCGATGCCTTTGGCACCGATGGCCTTGATTGATTCAATTGCAACGTCAACAACATCACGGGGCTGCGGGTCCATTTGTTTCGCCATTCTGGTTCATTTCCATCGGTTTGGGACGCTTGGTTTCTTCGGCGCCGTCCTGACTTGTGGCTTTGGTGTCGCCATGTCCTCGGGCTTTTCTTTCGTCGTCGGCTCGAATGTCTTGCCGTTCAGCAACGCGGTTTCTCTGCGCTTCCAGTCTGCCGGGGTCATGCGGTGCAGTCGCAATTCTGGCGCATGGGCTGCGGCGAACGCATAACCGAACGTGTCTAGCGGCTCGTTTCGCTTTTGCCCACGCTTCAGCTCATAACGCCCGGTTTTGTGGTTGAAGGATTCGGACGTGAGGCCAGGCCAGTATTCGGCTGCGAGTTCTCGCGTGAAGTGGCACCGAGGTGTCGGAGGTTCTATGCGTTCAATCGGCCGATCCTCCATCTTCGCGCTTTGTTCTTCTTTCCTGACGGCCTTTTGATGGCGGTCGATTGCTTCAGCATCTTCACCGAGCCGGGCAAATAGCCAATCTTTGGCCGCAATGGTGCCAACCTCCCGAATCACCACGCCTCGCGGGTCTTTGATGCCGCGCCAATCCAGGTCAACGTGGCGCGGTTTGCCCAAAATGTCAGCATTCAGTGCTTTTGCTCCAAAACCGCACATGGGGCGCCGCACACCATGCTCACGCGCCCGCCGAACCCATGCGTAAACGTGCTGCGTTCTGTGTCCGCCAGCATCCTGCCATGAGGCATCAATCGGCATGGATCCGAAAATCTGGTGTTGAACTGGCGCAGAGAGCCACTCAGCAAGCGATTGCCAAACCTCATCACCAGCCGGGTCGCCCATGAATTCCACGTAGTCAAGAACCCAGAACCGCATGCCGGCGCCCCACCCGACAAGCTGGCACGCCAAGCGGTTGTCCTGGGTGTCAATGCCCGCCGTGATGTACAAAACACCATCGGGCGCATACCTGGTGGGGTATTCTTCGGCCCTGTCTGCAATGGTGTCGTGGCTGATTTTGCGGGCGGTTTCGTCTTGCCACACCTGCGCAAGCCGGTCATTGACGAATGTACGAAGCGCTGCGGGGTCGTCTTGGCACTTCAGCCACATGTCAGCCATGTCGAGCCACGTAGGGCCAAGACCTGGGGCGTAATACAGGCAGTTGGCTGTATAGGAACGGTGCGTAGCGCCAGGATTGTGTGCCACCCACTTTCCAGCCGCGAACATGCGCGATTTGTGGTGCTCTTCGATCTCCGCACCGCAGTCTCTGCACACGTACCACGCCCGGCGCTTCTCTTTTGTGCCGGGCTTGTCGAATTTCAGCCCGGACCACTCAAGCGGCTGCATGCCCCCACAATGGGGACATGGGACGTATCGATAACGCTGGTCGCCTTCTCTGAATTTTGGCCAGATTCGGCTTGCCGACTCATCACCCGGGGATGAAATAAACAGCATTTGGCTGGTGTAGGGAAACGCGCTCGTTCTGCCCTCGATCATCAAGCCGGGGTCGTCGCCCGCCGTGAATGTTGTAGGGAATGCGTCATATTCGTCCACCAGTAGGGTTTCCACGCTTGTGGACTTTGCACGGGCAGGGCTTCCAACGTGCTCAAGGTAGAGTTGGCCGCCGTAGAAGTCCTTGAAAAACTTGCTGTTGGCCGCTTCTCTGCTGTTGATACTCGTAAGGACAGACCTAACATCCGGGCAGTCTTGGATCATGGTTTCCAGCTTTTGAACGCTCCACTTGTCGCGGCTCACTTCGCCCGGAAGCATCACCATGATCGGCCCCGGGCGGTTTGTCATCTTGTAGCCGACGATCACCCGGGCAATTTCCGTCTTCCCAAGCTGAATCGGGAACATCACGGTACAGCTTTTGACCTTTCGCCCAACGCTGAAGCAATCCAGCGGCTCCCTCAATAGCTCATTTCGTGAAGTTCTCCACCGGCCGGGAACGGACGAACCCTTGCTGCCCAAGAAAAAGTGCATGTCTGCCCATTCGCTGACCGTCATGCGCTTCTTCGGCGCGATGGCCTTGGCAATCGCGTGAGAAATGGCGTATTGCGCGTCTGAAAGCGGTGGACACTCGAACATCAATGCCCCATCGATTGTTTGAATTC